ATTGCTAATCGCTTCAAGGCGGCGAGCGCTTGGTTACGTACCTGCGCGCTGGCGCCGTTCGTTTCGAGCGATCGTACGTACCGCTTCACGTTCTCTCGATCGAGACGCGAGCGTTCGCACCATGCGAGGTACCGCGCTATGTGGGCGCCGTAGACTCTGCGGGAGGTAGAGGCGAGGCCGGCGAGCGCGGTTGAGACAGCGCGGTCTATCAGGTCGGAACGTTCGGACCGCGCTATCTCGGTTTGTGCAAGTGGTTGCAGGGAGGTCATTCCGCGTCTATCTCGTTTCGTTGCCATACTTCAAACGTGATATAGAACTGGCTCGTTTCCGGAATGCGGAACACGATATGTTCCTTCCCTCGCGCCTGTAGTTCGGCCAGAATCTTTACCGGGTTATCGTTCTGGCCAGGATGAAAGCCGTTCTCATACTGTCCGGGATCGCTTAGCAGTGTATAACCATGCTCGGCCGGATTGATGGCGCGAAAACACGCAGCGCTAGAATTATCTTCGATCGATTCGAGATACTCCTCGCGATTGAGACAGTCTAGACAGTACAGCTTGCAGTCGTTCAAGATAGCGTAATACGGCTGATAGCTGTAGCAGTCAGGCGATGTGCGGACGGCTTTACCGCAGTCCTCACACGCAGTCCATTCATCATTCCATTCGATTTCGTATCCCGCGCGTTCTAGGATCTTGCGTATGTCGCGCGGGAAGTAATTCCAGTCCGCTGCGAGGATACCGCGGTCGCCATGCGACATCGAGTAACCTGGTTCCGCATAATCGCTGTACCAGGTAAGGTTCTCAATCTCGGATTCGGCCGTGCGCTTCCAATTCGGCTCGGATGCGCAGAACGGCTCACGACAGAGAGCCGCGCGCATAATGTACTGTACAGATAGTCCGCTCATACGATACTCCATACCTCGCGCATCGTGCGCGCGGTCTTTACATGCAATGTTATGTTTCCGTGATCGGAAATAACCGCTACCTTCCAACCATTAAACGGTTGCATCCGAGCGCCACTGCTTCGCCGGCGATATCAATACCGTTTGGCGCGGGATGTGTATTGGCACAAACGCCGCGGCCGCATATCGTGCAAAATGATTCGGCCGTGCTGGCGCTGGTGAATCGCGCCGGTCCCATGTGATGACCGCGCCATTGGCCGGATGCGATACCGTCGCGAATCAAACGGTCTAACGTGGAGTCGATTCGTTTACGCATTTGGACACCTCGCCAGGCCAGAGTGCCTGCAGGTATGCATTGACGGAGGCATAGATATGCTTCCAGTCGTTCCCGCGTCCCGCATAGTTCGTGCCTACGACTTTGACCTTTCCACAGGTGGCGCAACTCGACACAAAAATCATGTTTCCGTTCCCCCGGTCAAAACAGCCGGGATTCGTGGCGCATCCGCCATACGCTTGCCATTCATGTACGTGTTTCATGCTATCTCCCTTTGCCATTTATCCAAATCACCTCTGAAACGATGATAACCGAGTCAATATCAATATGCAAGCCAAAAGAACGATATGGATGCAAATATTTTGAAGAGGAGGCGAAAGGTCTGTAAACAGGCTGTAAACATTGATGCGGACGGCCGGCGCGCCGACTGGCGTCGCTACCGAAATGCGAGCGCAAGGCACGGCGGAGCCGTGCCGCAGCGTGAGGCAGAGCGGTAGCATATATACGAGACTCTGTAACGGAAACGAGACAACCTGATGTAGACCGTGGTATCGTACAGCTAGGCGTACCGGCCAGCGTACCGCTACGGGCGTAACCGTGACCGATGCGCTCAGGGTATGGGGCAGTGTGATCAGGCAATCAATCGTGAGAGAGTACGATAGAGCCGGCGCGCGCGCGGGGCCTAGGCCCTGCGTCTGTCTCTACAGACCAGGTGACTCGCCGAGTCACTCACCTCTAGCAGCTATATATAATGATACCAAACGTAGTAGTAACCAGGTCACTCGACTCATGATAATGAGTCTTATCGTTCGGTAAGTGGATGCGGCCGTCCAGACGCGCCATCGGCTGGGACTTTGTCAGGGGTAGCGACCCGCAGGCGCGCGCTTGACCTCGCGCCTATCGAGTTACTACAACTTACAAAAAATAATCGTACCTTACAATTTACAATTTGATTTTATGATTTTGATGCGATGCGATTGAGGATCGCGTGAGGATAGCGGCGTCCGCGCCGTCTATCCGAACCTATGAGAACCGATGTAATAACCGATCGTTCGTTAAGGTTATCGTTCTGTTTCGAGGTAGGCGGTTACGAACGCCGCCGCGCACGCCGGGACGATCGCGTTACCGTAGGCACGCAGGCGTCCCACGCGGTTGGGAACCCCATGAGCCAGCGGGAATGAGCCGGGTTCAACGCGCCGCGAGCGGCCGTCGAGGCAGGGGATGAGGGAGTAATCGCTCCAGTAGCTAAGGCCGCTTGATCGTCCAGATTGAGCGTGTGACCTTGCGCAATCCGCTCCATCGCTTTCTCCGGATTCGTTTGCAACCCTCCGCGCGTCTCCGGTATTGCATTGGGTGATCGCCACCCCGCCAGCATCGCGATCTCGCTCAACGGCCGCGCGTTCCGTTCGAGCGTCCGTTCGCTCGCCTGGCCGTTCTTCCAGTCGCGCGACGATGTGGTCGGCCAGCCGGTCAACACTAACGCTACCGTCTTTCTCGACGAATCGTTGTTCCCCGCTTCGTTGTACGTCTCGGTCGCGGGCGTTCCGGCCATCGGACTCGGCCAGCCGCTCAACCCTTTCATCGGCGCGTTCCCATGGCTGTCCGGTTCTCCCCATTTGTTTGATCGTGGACTCGGCCACCCACCATAACCTTTGCCGGATGTGCGGCGCCCCGACGCCCGCAGCGCACAGATCGGCGGCCCCGACTCCATATCCCAGCATTTCCAAGTCAGATCGTACTCCGGCGAGCCATCGCTTCCCATCCGCGCTCGCAACCTGCTCTCCAAACAGCGCTGGAGGCGCGCCGTATGCGATAAGCCGCAGGAACTCCGGCCATAAGTGCCGTTCATCTTCGATTCCCTTTCGTTTTCCCGCCGCGCTGAACGGCTGGCAGGGGCAGCTCCCGGTCCAGACGGACCTGCCGTCCGGCCATCCGGCCATTCGCAGCGCGAGCGGCCATCCGCCGATTCCGGCGAAGAAGTGACATTGTGTGAATCCTTCGATATCTCCACTCGTTACCTCCTGGATCGGACGGTTATCGACATACCCGTCCGGTAATTCGCCCGCTTCGATCAGGTTTTCGAGCCAGCGGCAGCAGTACGGGTCGTTGTCGTTGTAATAATTCACTTCGGTTACAGGTATCGCGATTCCTCGATCCGCGTAACGTCTTCCTCATCGTGGATCGTTCCCGCCTCAATAATCACCGCTTCATAACCGGCCGCTACCTGGAACCGATGCGGCGTCCCCGCGGGAATATGGATCGACTTGCCTTTCGATAGAATGTGCATGGTGCTGCCGACCTGGATCAGCACTCCTCCCTCGACCACCAGGAATGTCTCGGTCTTCTTCGTATGGTAATGCAGGCTGCTGATCCCGCTGCGCTTCAGGACAAGCGTCTTCATCGAGTAACCGTCGGTGTTATGGTGGATCAGTTCGTATCCCCAGCGTTTATCAATTCGTTCCATTTAAAACATCCTTTCATTACAGGCGATTGTTTATTGCGTAAGGATCGAAAAGTAGATTATAGTTGCGAAGTAGTAAGTCAATACGTATGCCTCTGTATTGTGGTTTTGACCCTGTAGCGAGCCAGTAATAAATGTACTCTCGATTGCGCGACTCGATACGGAAGCGTGAGCCGTCATGCCTTTCCCATACCTGGCCGACGATTACATCTTCGTTTGTCATAACCTTCTTCCTTCTCTCGTGAGGTTGAATCTTCGAACACGCGGCGCGAGCCGCGGTGAGACGATGCAACCGAACTACGGTAACTACGGTAACGTTACCTTACCTCGAAACAGTTTATATTCCTTGTAAACAGCAGCGCAGTACTCGATCGCCGGCATAATTACTACCTTGATCTGTGGATCGATACCCTGTTGTTTATATTCCTCGCAGCGTAAACGACATCTCTGAACCGCTGCGGCCATGAGCTTGATCGCTGTATCAAGCGACACTTCAAGGAACGCTTCGGCGTCGCACCCGGCGGGCGAGTGCATGATGAACTTGGCTGCTATAGCTAACTGCCTGGCTGTCATGGCGTGCGCGCTCGGAGATGGTTTGAAGGAAGATACTCTCATGGTGTCTCGGACGGCATACCCTACTTTCTTTTGAAGCCGGTATTTGGACTTGTAATTACCTTCACGTGCGACGCCGAACCTCTTGTCCATTGCGCTTTCGTGCTCTTTCAAAGTGCTTTTCTTGCTCATACCAGTAGCTCCTTACCTCGATCCAGTAACGTTCGATAATCCTCGCTCGTAACTCTATATTTCCACGGATGATACAGATACCCGGTCGTCCTCCGCTTCAACTCTTCCTTCCGCTTCAGGATACCCTCCCGGATCAGCCGCTTCACCTCGCGCCTCGCCCATGCGTCCGGTCCGTTCCGCGCGGCCAGCGATAAACTCATAACAACACGGCTCGCCGCCACTCCCTTCCTGCTATCACCCTCGATGGATTCCTCCAGGATCGTTCGTGTTCCGTATGGTACGGCGTCCCGTAGCAACCGCTCGGCGATCTCTTTACCGAACGCGCGGCCGTCGTGATAAAGGATACCGACGTTCCGCGCGACCGCCGCGATCTGACCTGTCAGCGCCTCCCAGTCGGTTTGCAGCGGCGCCAGCCGTTGTAACAGCTCGCACCAATAAAGGAACGACGCCGGTACTTCCGCCGCGTGGACTCTACGTTCGCGAAACGTGTTATCAAGCACCCGCCTCGTGAGCGTACTGAGCTGTTCGCCATCCGCGCCGTTGTCGTACCCGAGCGCGATCCCGCTTCTCGGATGATCGACTCGTAACCGTATCGACGACGCCAGCAGCGTATCGTACAGCGCCGCGGTCATCGCCCGCCACGTGCCGGCCGGGTTGATCCGGTTGATCGGGTTGATACGCAGGACCACGCCGCGCCGGTACTCCGCGTCGATGAATATCCCTTCACGATTCGGATCGGCCTTGCGTTCGTCTAACCATCCGCTCAGAATCTCTTCGCACTTGTTCAGCCGCTCCACGCGCGGCACGGCGAGCGACCGGGTACGAGCGGTGGAACCGAACGAGAACCAGCCGGTATCCGTTTCGCGCGACGGAAAGTCGGTCTCAACCACAATCCATGGTTTGCGAACGCCGGTGATCGCGGGGTCCAGAAGGCACGCTAGCAGGATCTCGGTAGCCTGCCGGTCGCGCTGGCCGTACCGCGCGGCGAGGAATTCGTGCAGTTCGCCGATTCGTTCGGGGTAAGGGTTCATTCTCGTAAACGTCTTTCCGCAATCGCACAAAGTTCGAACGGGACGATCACATCCCACTTGTTCTGCGTGGTGCCGTAGGGCAGGTCACACGGCACCATGTCCACCGATCCGTCCGGAAGCAGCGGCAACAGATCAAGACAATCGCAGCAAAACGTCTGGTCGATGAAATTGCCGATGTTCATCTTCGTCTCATTTCGTTCTTGCAGGTTATAGAATACCGTGCTACGATTCGGATTGCAAACCTCCCGAACGAGGAAAGGAAAATAAAATGATGAATGAAGAGTTTATCAAAGGCGCGCACCCTGTGGTGCCCCATCGACACCGCCACCGGAAGACCCGTCAACATCGGCCCCGGCTAGACAACGACTGTGTTTGCCTTGCCAATCCTACGCTGCGCGACCGTTTGAAGGTCTGTATCGAGCGCGCCTCCGAGGAACAGCGCAAGGTTCGTAAGGCGGACGAGCTGATGGATCTGCTCTCGAAAAACCCGGATGTCGCCCGCATCCTCGAACTGGTCGAGGAACTGAACGCCGGCTCCTGGTAGTATCCTTTTATCATGTCACGACTTCCAACCGGCCTTACCTACAACGATCTGAACGGGCGCGAAGCGGCGGACGCGCTTCAGGACTGGTTCCACCAGTTGCTCGCCTCTCAACCGCTTCTGCAACCGCACCTCACACTCCCGATGGCGTCGATTCGCCTCTCCGTGAAGGTCGAGATCGACATGTACATCGGCGGTTCCGTCCCGGTCGCCTCCCCTCCGGAGCGAGCGGCGTTCGACGGTTCCTTCCAACTGGACAACAATATAACCGATTCGTTCACTGTCGCTCCTCGTACCGAGGAAGCGAAGGCCGCCTTGTTCGCTGCGGCGCGTATCGCCGCTCCACCGCCGCAGCATAGCGAATCGATGCTTGACGCGATCATCAACGCCGCGCCGATCCCTGGAGGAGAACCTCCCGACCGTATCCGCGCCAAGCACGGCATCCCGATCCCCCGACCATCGGTCGGTCCGCGCGAGACCGGTTCGCACGTTGTAATAGCGGACCTTCCGGTTCCGGATGCCACGGGTGGCCGCCGCGGCCACGTGGACCCGTCGTACCGTTTCAGCGAACAAGTCGCTCCAACCGGTAACGACGCTCACCAAACGATCCCGGTCGGCAAAGGCCAGGTCGAAATAGACCTCGCCGGCGAAGGGATCGATCACGCCGGCATCCATGTGTCCGCCGGTACGCACGTGGCGAGCGTGAAGAAGTTCGGCGACCAGGCCGGTAAACCGTACGAATCGGTAAACAGTGTATATGATGCCGGCCCAGCAGGCCTGATGAGCGGCGGCGGCGCGAAGGGACTCGGTGGGGATGGAAGAACGCGATTGAGTTTCGGTAATTCACAGAGAGGATGAACGATGAAACGGCTTTGTTTTTTTGTTTTGTTTTGCCTGTCATCTTCAGGGCAAACCGTCAAAGTTGTTTCCCTATCCGACGCCGACGCGCGTACGGTCAAGACTGCCAAGAACGCGCTTGACGCTGCCACTACTCACTGGGATGCGGTGCAGAAGGACATCGAGCAACGGTACATCAGCACCAAGAGCGAGGCAACAACCAGTTCATTGCTGTACGGCACGGGTACGTTCTCGAATTACATCACCGTTGATGGTGCCGAACCGTATCATCCCTGCCGCGATCTGGGTTCTGTTGTACCGCTTCTTGAAATTGACAAGCGATTAGGGGAGTGCCGACAATGGCTAGTGGATAGGGACGCCACAGAGAAGCGCTACGAGGCAGAACGCGCCAAGATCCCCAAGCATACCGTCTACATCCGCAAACCCGGATGGGAAAACGGCTTCCTGTTTAGTGAGGATTTCAAGTTTATTACACCGGCTCCGGCTCCGCTGCTGCGCAATGGAGTATGGAACGAGTTTATTAATCCAATTTCAATTGGGAGATGAAACGATGGAAACGATACAACGATACGCGCTCGGCACGATCCTGACACTCCGTATGCCGGGTCACTCCCGCACGAATGGGCAGGAATACTACGCTCCAGCTATCGTATTGAATCAACACCCGGTTACGCAGACGGGAGGCGGCGAGATCGAAGTGATCATCTTCGATTCCACATCCGGTACCTCCTACCAGCACGCTTACGCGGTTCGCGAACTCGGTATGCATGAGGAAATAGTCGAGGTTCCGGTCGCCGGTAGCGATCCCCCCGTAACGACGCCTGTTCCGCAGCGTGTCTATTACGAGGTTCGCTCCAATGTCGGCGAGGTCCTGTTCGACCCGGCGATTACCGCCTCTGTTACCGAACGTGTCGAAATCCTGGAAGGGATGCTCGCGCTTATGCGACAGTCGCAGTTGGCGGTAGAGGTAGGGAACCGGCTGGAGGCGTTGGAGGCGCGGGCGGCGGCGCTTGAAGCGGCGGTTACCGCGCCTCCCGTTCCGAAAGCTAAATCCGAGAGGTAGATACGATGTTCGACTTGTTCAGCGACTTTTCCGAACTCCGCTCCGAACTGTTCGACTGCCGCTCCGTTCTACTTCGTATCGCGGAAGCGCTCGAACGCATCTCGCCTCCGCTTCCGGACTATCCCGTCGTACACCCTGTTCAACCTGTTCAATCTGTTCAATCGTCCGCTCAACCGGACGATTCGTTCCACATGTCCGAATCCGGCTCCGAATACGAATCGCGCCTCTCGCACGAAGCGGCGCTCGCCGAATCGCTCGGCGTCGCTCCGTTCTCGCCTGCGTTCCAGAAGGCTATCAGCGAGATGCACGCGGAATTGCAGCAGCCTAGAATGGAGATGAATGAAGAAGGTATCCCGGTCCTCCGCGGCGGGCACACCGAAGAGGAAGCCGACCAGATCGTCCGCCAAGCCTTCCAGCTCGCGCGGGCGGAAGCCAACGTCCGTCCGTAAAGATAAAGGAGGTGATGCCCTTTGCCCTACCCAGGGTTGTAACGAGGGGGCATCGAGTCCCCCTCTAACGCTTGTGCCGACGCAGAACCCGCGTCCGGTTGTGCTTCCGCCCGCGCCTGTACAAGACCTCACGCCTGCATCCGATAAACCGGTCCAGGACCGCGCGAACGGCCGGTTCGCCTCTATCGTTTCCCTTACGCCGCTGGCCGCCGCCTTCCGTTACGTAGAGCCTACGTGGCGCAATTACATCGCGTACGTCGAGATGGAGGCGAAGGTTGGGAATGCGGGTGCCGCGCGGTACGTAGCGGCATGGAAGGCGCTCACCACGCGCGAGAAGCAGATCCATGCGCCTGAGCAACTGTGCGACTTCTGTTCCGTATCGCAGGACGAACTGATCCGCTGGGTCTCGGGCAACGCCTGGAAGGTCTGCCAACCAAAGGCGTCGCTCTGCATGAGCTTCATGCGTGACAGAGTATTGGAACGAAGCGCGGAGTTCGCGATGGCGGCGCCGGAAAACTACAAGCACGCGGAGATGTTCCTACGCGCGAGCGGCGCGTTGCCGGTGAACGCGGGTAGCGGTGGCGGTCGCGCTCCGGTCAACCAACTGTTTTACATGCCGGTCGCGTCGAGCGGATCGGTCACGCTTCCGGGAGGTAGGACCGAATCCTCGCCGGTGGATCGCTCCGGTCTGCGCGATATGGACTCCGAGGTCGTGGAACTCTCTAAGATCATGGCTACCGATCAGGGAGAGGCGAAGCGGAAGGAACGCGAGCCGGATGAAACAGGAGATGAAGAGGACGACGATGAAAAAGATGACGATGAACCAGCATGATGAACATCGGCTCTGGCTGGACGCCTACCGCGCTACTGCCGCCGCCGCGCAGGAGAACCCGTTCGGTCTGTCTGCGCCGCTGACCGAGGAACAGACGCAGGCGTACCTCCTGCTTCCCGCCTTGCTGGACGAATGCGAAGCGTCGTGGAAGGCGATTCCCGAACCGGAGCGTAGTGTACACTTTCTATTGATACGGGAGCCTTCCAGTGCAACATCCTGACGTTCACCAGCCTTGGTCCGCCTGGAGCGAATCTCAAACGCTCCACGTGGCTGCCGCCTATTCCAATCCGTTCCGCTGGAGAACCCGGCGCGAACTTTCCAACGACTTCCGCCGTCACATGGAGCAATCCCCAAACGTCCAGCTGCATTTCGGTGAGCTGGCTTATGGCGCCAGGCCCCACGAGGTAACGGACGCTGAAAATCCTCTGGACGTTCAACTGCGTACGTCGGCGGAACTGTTCCATAAGGAAAACATCCTGAACCGGGTTATTTCCCGATTTCCCTCGAACTGGCAATATGGCGCTTACGTGGATGCCGACTTTCACTTTACCCGGCACGATTGGGCGCTCGAAGCTATTCACCAGCTTCAGCACTACGATTTCGTGCAACTGTTTTCTTCCTACGCGGACCTCTCCGGGGAAACTTATGGGACATGCCAACTACCGACAAGAGTGAACCCCAGCTTCGCTTTCAACTACGTGCAGAATGGTTACAGGCTCCCGGAAGGGTATGCCAACGGAGGCTGGCGAAAACGCGGGTCCGCGGCGGAAAACTATTACGGCGCCATGGTTGGCGGCCGGCGCGGTGTGGGCGCCACAGGCGGCGCCTGGGCTTTCAGGCGGTCCGCTTTTGAAACGGTCGGGGGCCTGCTGGACAAATGCATCCTGGGCCATGGGGATTGGTTCATGACTTTTGGGCTGGTCGGGGAAGAAGCGCCTGACATGCACATCGACGGCTATGCAGCCGACTACCGCAATACCATTCTGGCGTGGCAAAAAGAAGCGGTCAAGCTCCGCAAAAATATTGGCTACGTGGATTGCTTTGCGCTCCACAATTTTCATGGATCTAAAATGCGCCGCGCTTATGCCAACCGCGACACTATTCTGGTCAAGCATCAATTCGCCCCAACGACGGATCTGAAACCAGACTGGCAAGGCATTTACCAATTGAGCGGTGACAAGCCTGCGCTCCGCGATGCCATCCGGATGTATTTTATTTCCCGAAACGAAGACGATCCCAACCTCTACGGTAAAGAGCAACCCCTGGTCTGAAAGGAACCATCATGCTCATACACAAACTTGGAAAGAAACCCCGCAGGGAAGACCGGTTCCACCGGACCCTGCAATTCAAAAACTACCGGCTCCCGGGAGTCTTGCCCACGCCTCCCCCTGAGATCAGCTATGTGGTCAAGGTCCCCTCGTGGCCCATGCTCCTCAACGACCGGCTTGGAGATTGTGTCATCGCCGCCATGGGACACATGGTCCAACAGTGGACCTACTTTGCTTCCGGCGGCACGGCCATGCAGACTATGACGGACCCGGAAGCGCTGGCCGCCTATGAGGCGATTGGCGGCTATTACCCGCCAGATCCTTCTACAGATCAGGGCTGCGATATGCTCACCGCGCTGAACTACTGGCGGAACAATGGCATCATGGTGGCTGGAAAGATCCACAAAATCGCGGGCTTCGTCGAACTCACGCCTACCCTTGCCAATCTTCGGGAAGCGGCCTGGATCTTCGGCAACGTCTTCACGGGAGTTGCGTTGCCTACGGCCGTGCAGGGTGCTTACGATTGGACCGTTCCTGACGGGGGCATCTATAGCGCCGCGGGGCAGCCGGGCGGTTGGGGCGGGCATTGTATTCCCGTCATGGCCGAAAGCCCCGAAACGGCAACCTGCATTACCTGGGCTGAGAGGCTGAAGATGTCGCACAACTTTTTCAGCGACTACTGCGACGAATCCTACGCGGTCCTCAGTGAAGACTGGCTTACCGCACAGGGGGACACGCTCACTGGATTTAACCTCGCGCAACTGCGTAAAGACATTGCGGCGCTGTCTTAAAAGATGGGAACGCTATGAATTGCGCTCCGTTTCCTAGTATGATTGTGGTGTTTCGACGTGTATAGCCCACGTATCATCACCGCCTCGATCGACCGCTACCTCGCTCACCCATCAAACCACGGCCTCGCTCTGAACGAGGTTTCGATCGTCGAGTTCCAGCGCGCCGTCGCGCACTTCGACTCGCTCGTCCAGCCGGACGAGAACGGCCGCCTGATCCCTACCCGCTCCGTAACGCCCGACGGCCGCCAGGTCTTCGACTCGACCGGCCGTCCGCTCCTTACTTGGAAAGACACCCTGACCGACGAGGAGCGCGACTGGATGCGCCAGCAGCGCGTCCTTTGCGCCCTCAACTTCTGGTACTGGGTTGAGCGCGCGGTGTGGATCAAGGACACCGACAAGCAAACAGTACGGATGAAACTGTGGAAGTCGCAGGAAATCTTCCTCAATATCGTTGCCGAGATGGAAGACCTGGGAGTAGCGATCTTCCTCATCATCCTGAAGGCGCGCCAGCTCGGGATCTCGCGTATCATCACGCTCATCATCCTGCACCGGGTTGTGTTCGACGCCGACGTAAACGCCTACCTTGCGTCGAGCACTGATAAGAAAACGCTCAAGCTATTCAAATTGATCTCGTTCGTCCTGGTCCGCTTGCCTTACTGGATGCAGCCGGGATCGTCTCAACCGGGAAAGCTCGGCAAGGTGGACCAGGCCGGCCGTCTGCTCGAATTCTTCAACGGCAGCGCGATTACCATGGAACATGGCCAGATGGCCACGGGTATGGGACGCGGCGATTCGCCTAACGTCGCACACCTGAGCGAACTCGCGGAATTCTCCGACATGGATGAGTTAGTCGATTCTTCCCTCCTTCGCGGTATGCACCCTTCGCCTCGCGCCTTCCTGGCTCTGGAAGGAACAGCGAAAGGGATTCATAACTCCTGGCACAACCACTGGGAAGCGGCAAAGGAAGAGTGGCCGCAGGGAAAGAGCCGGTTAAGACCTCTGTTCCTCCCCTGGTTCGTCGGCGGCCTCTACCCGAAGCCGGTCGATCTGATCGCCCGTCCCGTCCCTGCGGACTACTCCACTACGATAGCTCCGTGGGCGGTCGCTCACGCGCGGATGGCCGAATCGTACGTCAAGTCGAACGATTACCTCACGAAATACCTCGGTTCCAACTGGTCGATGCCGCTCGAACAAATCTGGTATTACGAGTGCGAGCGCGGCGACGCGATCCGCAAAAATACCTTACCGAAGTTCCTTTCCGAGATGCCTGCCACGGACGACGAAGCCTTTAACAGTACGAACATGACCGTGTTCGATCTCGACACGATCAACTTCTACACGACCAACACAAATGAAAAGATCCCCTGGGGCGTCTTCGGCATTCGCGGTCCCTCCGAGTTCGTGAACCCTCGTATTCAACCACCGGACGTTCTGATTGACCGTTCCAAACCGCCGATCGCGATCAACGCGAATGCCGGCGGCGGCATCGTGATTCCGTTTGAACTCGTTCCGCTCCGCTTCCAGGGTTGGACGTACGAAACCGACTCAAAGCGCGGTTCGGTCGATAAGCTCTACGTATTCGAGCCGCCGATGGAAGGTTTCGAGTACGGCTTCGGATGCGACACGGGGGACGGCATCGACAAGGACCGTACCTGTATCGAGGGACTTCGCAAGTGGTCTCTTGAAGGATCTTCTAAGCAGGTCGTTGAATTCGCCTCGGGCCATTTGGGAGCGCTTGACGTGTGGCCCCTCTTACTTGCACTCGGTACATGGTACAGCGTTCCTAACCGTCACGGTTACACGCAGCAGCCACGTATGGCGATCGAGTGCCGCGGCAAGGGCGATATGCCGCAACTGGTCCTCCGCCTCATGGGCTGGCACAACTTCCATTTATGGAACGACGGCAAGATCGACGCGCGCACGCTCAATCTCGACAAAGCCAATAAGCTCGGCGTCTTTACGAACTTCTACTTCCGCGCGGCCATGATCGACCATATCGTTACGTCGCTTCGCAACGGCGAAATCGAAATCTGCTCGCCGTTCTTCGTACGCGAGATGCGCTCGCTCGAAGGCGACGAATACCTTCAGCAGTTAAGAGCGGGGCAGGGAGGACACGACGACCGGATCATGGCGCTAGGGTTCATCCATACATCGTTCGCAAAGTTCGATCCGAACTACTGGCGCGCGGCTAAGGTAATGGCCTACTCGGGTAAGAACCCTGCGATGGCCGCCTACGGAGAATCGGCGCTCTCTCCCTCCGGTTCCGGTCTGGAAACGAAGCGTCCCGACTCTGGATCGCAGTACGCCACGTGGTCATGGGGCGCGCAATCCGACACGCGCGGCCTGCCGCAGCGGGCGGACGAACTGTTTCCTTTCTAGGGTTTGGCCGCGACGACGCCCCTGAGCAGACTTTGCAGGAACGTTATAGTGGAATTCAAGGCGTCGATCTCGGTCTGGTTCGTGAGTTTGGATGCGAGCACCGACAACAGACTGATGGCGGCGTTGATGATGAATTGCTCCCACCATGAAAGTGTAATCATTGGTCAATATCCTTTCGATATTCAGGATTAACACCTGTGGCGCCAAAACACAAGCCGGTGTAGAGTAGATAGGTAGGAAACCGTGAACAAACTCGACCCTATCGTAGTGCTGCTGACGGGCTTGCTGATGTTCTTCACGCTGGCCCTGTTCTTTGCGGAGTGGTGGTTCAGATCGGACGCCCAGTTCTATCAGACGATCGCCGCCACCATGTCCGGCATCGCGGGAGCTTTGCTTATGAAGATCACCGGTCATGGCAACCAGGGAGGCGGTCCCACGTCTACCGACACGACCACGCAACAGCATACCGAGTCCGAGCCGGCTGCGCCATCCGCGCTATTGAAATGAACGACTGGCACGCCTTCCAATCGCGCCATCTGAACGGTGGTTCGTACGACGCGGAATCCCGAATGCTCACGATCCAGTTTACGAACGGCGCGGTCTACCAATACGCGAACGTGCCGCAGACGGTCGCCGATTCCCTTTTCCAAACCGGTTCCTCGCAGGACTATTTCAACGATAAGATAAGAAGCGTATACCCGTTCACGAAGATCGCGGACGGACAAACACGAAGCGGACGGCGTTCCGCGCGGAGGTACTGAACGAACGATGTTCAAATCCCCGGTCATGACATACCGAACGCCGCGTTCGGCGATGACCGTTTTAGCGAAGGACTGATTCCCAATGCCAATGATCGACTACCGCTGTCCCGACTGTGGCCGCGACGACGAGCGCTTCTACCACTCGCGCGGTACGGCACTCGCCTCGATCGAGTGTACCGGGTTCAAGCAGGCTGCTCCCCGGTACGAAGAGATAGAGCGTGAGGTCCCGCAGCCGGACGGCACGGTCCTGATCGAGAAGGAGCGTGTGGAACTCGCGCCGGTGCTCGAACCATGTACCGGCACGGCGCTGCAAAGAGTTTCCCTTCCCGGTGAGCTTTGGGCGCGTCCGGCCCGCGGGTTCGCTGACATAACCGTCCTTACCTATCCGGACTGGGATTCCCGCTCCGACGATTTCAAGCGCTCGCATGAGCGCTATTACGTTCCCGGCCGCAACTACGAAACGGAACCTGGTATGCAGCCGGTCGTAATGAACTCGATGGCTGACTACAACCGGTTCATTAAGAAGGCGAACGAGGATATTACCTCCCGGATGCGCGACCACCGCTACATGCACGAGGAATACTGGAAGCAGCGGCGCAAGGCGTTGCGTGAAGATGTGAACGCGCGGATCGGCCCGTCCCGCTCGCATCCGCTCGTTGCGTTCCTGCGCCGCGCGATGCAGGCGAGGAGCGACCGCAAGTCCGCGCGGCGGTACGGCAAACCGCTCGACGCGCACTTCCACTCGCAACTGCTTGAATTCAACCAAGGTAACATGCAGGACTTCTGCGCCGAGGATACCGGCTGGAAGTCGCAAAGGGCAAAGTGATGAAATGAACGACCTTCTCGAACGTCTGGTAAACGCGATCTTCCGCCAGGAAGGGATGAACGAGGCATGGTTGAACCCCGGTAACCTCCGCGCCGCCCCGTGGCTCGCTAACCCGGTTATTCATAACGGCTATTGGCGTCCGAACACCCGCGCGGAAGGCGTTGCCGGCGCCGCTCACGTGGTTGCTCTCCACATTGCGAAAGGCGATTCGCTCACACAACTGATCTCGATCTGGGCGCCGGCGTCGGATGGCAACCCGACCGACGCCTACCTCACCAACGTCAAGTCCTGGGCGGGCATACCGGACGCGACCGTTCCGCTTTGGACCTTTATAGGCGTATAGTAGGGGGTGATGAACAGGCATCCCGGCTATTCCCCTATTGACACCGCCTACCTCTGCCCTCCCCCCTTTGTTTACAACCGCTCTCAGTCCCGCTGGGATGCCTGTTCGCCTGACGAACTCTTCGCCTGGTCTCAATCCATGCTGGCGGACGGACGCTCTTACCTCCGCTTGCAGCCGGCCTACAAGTACATTTCGGACGGGATGGACCTTGTAAACGGCGATTTCCTGATAACCGATGTCCAGTCCCTCTCAAACGTCAAGACCGAACAGACGCTCCGTAATACCCGCGAGATCGTCGCCGCCCAAACGAACCTTCGTATTATCCCCGCCTTCAAGGCCGAATCGGAACAGTACCGTGAGCAAAACCAAATCCTGAACAAAGGATTCATGGCCTGGCAGAACATGACGTTCGCCGACCGGATGCTTCGTAAAGCGTGGCAGTGGGCGTCGGTCGGCGGGACAGGTTACATCGGCCCGCGGTACGACCCAAACTTCTACAACCACGGCGACGGCGACCTCGTATGGGACGCCTACGGTCCGCTCGACGTGATCCCGCTCGGCCTCCCTCCTTCCCTATCGCTGCAAGGCGCTTACGCCGTGGCGATGCGGAAGAAGATGCCGATCCATCAGGTATGGCGGATGTTCCCGTTACAGCGGGACGCCGTAAAACCGAATCGCGTCACCACGCAAGGCAAGGGCATGGTGATCGCGCAGGCGGTCAAGTTTGCCTCCGCCGTCCTGAAACGTTTCTCGCAGGGTGTTCGCCAACCGGAAGAGGCTTCCACGTGGGATACGACCGATGTCTACTACATCTACGTGGACGACGATTCGGTGAACGAAACAGGTCACCCGCTTCAGATCATGGGTCCCGATGGCCAGTGGGGTACATCGTGGAGTTACGAGGTTCCGTTCGTAGGCCAGGAGATCGCGACGGGCCGCCAGCTCTCGGGCGGTAAGCAGGAAACCCGGATCGCGAAGCGCGAGGACTGCCTGATATATCCGAACAGGCGTCTCATAATCGCGACCGACTCCTGTATCGTAAATCCCGCTCCGGAGCACCAATCATCCTACCGCTGGGACGGCCGCGTTCCGGCTGTGCAATTCCGCGCCGACGACTGGGCGTGGAACTTCCTCGGGTTCCCGGTCACGCGCTACGGCCAATCGCTCGAAAAGGTAATCATTGAACTCTGGAGAGGCATCAACGACAAGATGAACCTGTCGCTGAACCCTCCCGCCTTCTTCGACCGTGGTTCTACCGCCGTATCGCTCTTACAGACGATGAACCCGCGTATCCCCGGCCTCCGCACCGGACTCGACATGAGCCTGAACCCTCCCGGTTCGCAGTTCGCGCCGGTATTCCCATATCAGCAATACCAGGTCGGCCCGGAGATCATTCAGGTCGCCGCGCAAATCCTCCCCGCGTTGATGAAAGAGCAGATGGGTGTGGCTGATGTATCGGCGCTCGCCCGCGCCCGCCAGATCCCTTCAGGCGACAATACCGAACGACTCCTCGAGGCGATGGGTCCGCTCGTAAAAGACCAATCCCGCAACATGGAGGAAGGTATCCGGATGGCGGGCGAAATGTGGAAGTCCGACTGGTTCCAGTTCGCCACCGCCAAACGACGGATGCGGATGCTCGGGCCGGAAGGCGTAACCGAAGAAGACTTCGACTACGAACCCGGAACGCTCGTTCCTCTCGCAAAAGATCCGAACAGCGGTAATCCGGTCGAGATGCGTGAAGGTCCGGACGGCTCCTGGTCGATCGACCAGCACGGCGGCTTCCGGATGCCGGATCTAGGAACCCGTTCGTTCGAGCGCGCCCGCTGGCACAAGAACAATTTCAGTTTTTCGGTCACCCCTTATTCGCTTCACGAGTTGAACAGCACGACGCGGAAACTCTTCATGCTGCAACTGATGAAGGTCGGCTTCCCGCTTTCCTGGTGGACGCAAGCGGAACTGTTCGATGTGAAGAACTTCGGACCGTGCATGGTCAAAGATCCTGAAACGGGTGAGATGCGCGAGGCGCGCAACGAGATCGAAAAATGGATTGCGCAGCTTGAAATCCAGGCGCGGGTGGCGTCTGCAATGGGCGGCGGCCAACGCGGCGGCGGCGGTAAGGGAGGCGGTAAGGGAGGCGGCCGTGGCCGGCCCGAGACATTCCAGTCCGCCCCGGTGATGGAGACGAAGCGCGGCGGGACGGATTCGGTAGTACGTACTTCAGCGAAGTAGAAAGAGAAAGAGAGGTTTTCGATGTTCCCGATATTTCTGATTCAGATTATCGTGGTTCTGGTGATCGTCGGCCTGATCCTGTGGGCCGTATCGCAGATCCCGATGGACCCGGTTATCGCCCGCGTGATTCGCGTGGTCGTGATCGTAGTGGTTTGCATATGGCTGATCTACTTCCTGTTCGGCCTTGCCGGACCGGGGTATAGCGGTAGTGTTCCGTTGTTTCGGAGGTAACCATGCCTTCCAGTGAAACGATGCATGAATGGAAGGCGGGTCGTCTGCACAGCGGATCGAAACGCGGTCCGAAGGTACGCTCCAGGAAGCAGGCGGTCGCGATCATGCTTTCGGAAAAGCGTAAGGAAGGCGGTTCGCGTGGCCGAAGGGCGAAGTCCCGCTCCTAGTCTTTTCAACGGCTCGTCCCTTTCCTCCCTGCCGAACGCCGTCCCTTCGGCCAAAACCCAGGTAGAGGTCCGCTTCCCGGCTTCGTCCATGGCCGAGGTCTTGACGGTGATTGACCGCCTCACCTACACCGGATCGCTCCAGATCAACTTTCTGAAAGGCAAAGCCCGTGATATGAAGTGGGCCAGTTCGCGGGAGGTATCCCCGCCCGAGGTATGAGCATTATGAAGATCGCTTTGAAACTATCGCTACTGCTGTTCGCCGCTGCGTTCGTACTAGACGCGCAGATTACGCCGCCACCAGGCGGCGGCGGTTCCGTTCTCGCCTGCGTCGGTACGCCTGGTAACACGTTCGGCGCCTACCGTTCCCTCTGCATGGACAGTAACAAGGCGGTATGGGTATGCGGCAACGCGCTTACCTGTGCTCTCGCCGCCGACTGGGCGAACGTTGGGCAATCGGGCGTCTCGGGCGTCGCATCGTTCAATACCCGGACCGGAGCGGTAGCGCTCGCGCTCGGTGACGTTACGGGTGTCCTGACCAACTATTCGACCATCGCTGGGTTGACGGGGTATCCAAGTACATTCCCTCCGACCAATAGCGGAGACTGGGCAGGTACCTGGCAGAGCCACGCGCCGTCGTATTTCCAACTCGCGCTTACCAACTACTCGACGATCTCAGGCTTAACAGGTTATCCATCCACCTTTCCGCCGACGAACTCCGGTAACTGGGCTGGTACGTGGCAGAGCAACTCTCCAGCGGCCTTTCAAAGTGCTCTGGTTAACTATTCCACCATCTCCGGTCTAAGCGGATACCCGAGCACGTTCCCGGCCGCCATCACGCTGACCACCATAGGGTCTTCAGGAGCAGCCACGTGGAACGGAACCACGTTGAACATTCCGCAATATGCAGGCGGCGGCAGTATGACGTGGCCCTCCAGCGCCGGCATCGTTACATGGGCCTCTGACACGTCCTGGGGTTCTCCGGCAACTTCATCCACTATCATTGGCCTGTTCGGGAGCGGTTCTTGCTCTGGCTATCTCAAGAGCGATGGCACGTGCGCCACGCCGGGAGGCGGTGGCACAGTCACGAGCGTTAGTTTTACCGGGGGTCTTATCTCCGTGGCCAATGGGACCAGCACGCCGGCTTTTACCGTGGCAGGCACTAGCGGCGGCGTCCCGTATTTTAACAGCGGCACAACCTGGGCCAGCTCTGGAGCGCTCACGCAGTATGGCGTGGTGCTGGGCGGTGGGGCAGGAAACGCGCCCACATCCACCTCCGCATCTACCACGACTACGCAAGCTCTCTTTGCCACTACCACCGCTCCGGCTTTTCGGGCAATTGCCACAGGGGACCTTCCCACGATTCCCCTTGCGGGCGGTGGCACGGGGGTAGACCTCTCCGCTGCGGGCGGGGCGGTCAACACGACCGGCGCGCAGGTCCTGCACGAGAATGCTTCGCACGTGATTTCATCCTCGGCGTTGATCGCAGCGGACCTACCAAACACCGCGGTCAGTCCGAATTCCTACACGAACACCAACCTGACCGTGGACGCTCAAGGGCGTATTACGGCGGCGTCCAACGGTTCGGGGGGATCTGGATACCTCGTAATGACCACCGGCTCCGGCGCGCCATCGGCGGCCTGCGCGGTCCCGACCTCCAGTAACCTCGCAATGTACTGGGATTCGGTCGGCCTGAACATCTACTATTGCTCCGCGACTACCCCGACGTGGCAGAAGTTCTCAACGGATGGGAACGGACAGGGATTATCGGGTTCCATAGAGTTTAAGGGCGTTACCTCTGGCGGGGCGGGCTTCGCAGTATCGGATGTGGCGGCGGCAACGCAAATTCTATACATGCTGCCTACCACGAACGGCACGGCTAACCAAGTCCTGTACGATACCGGCTCCGCGACGTGTGGAACTTATACGACCGGCTCACCTGCTCTATGTCATCAGTTGGCATGGGAAACGGCGCCGTTCACCTTGGTTAGCTCCCCTACCGCTCACGCGCTCTACGCAGGCAACACGACCTCAGCGCCCAATGCGATCACCGTTCCAAGCGCTGACGCACTGCTGTATGGAACGACTGGTGCTGACCCGGCGTTTAAAGCGCTCCCGACCGGAGGGACGAACGGTTGCAGCGGTTCCACAGACATGTTGCAGTGGAATAACAGCACCCATGCCTTCGCGTGCGGGACGGCAAGCGGAGGCGGCACATCAGTCAACGTCAACGGATCTTCTGTCTCTAACCCCAACTTCAACGGATCTACTCCGGCTGCTCAAGCGGGATATCAGAATGCGGCGCTTCAAGTTTCTGCTTCCAGCGTGAGTGTTGAGGTTCCGATTACCTACGCCGTAGAGCAGAACTCCTGCGGTACTGGGAGTTACACGCTGTTGGCTGCCGACAACGCTTCCGTGATTCAGTTTTCTGCCGTCTGTACAGTCACGGTACCCACTGGGTTAGGTGCAGGGTTCAACGTCATCGTGGAACAGACCGGATCAGGAACAGTCACGTTCACGGGGTCGGGTACGACGCTTCACCAGTTATACGGATCGGCCTCTACGGCGGGCCAGTGGGCCAAGGTAGCCTTATACTCGGACACTGACACGGTTTGGCAGTTAAGCGGCAATCTGACGGGGGTTCTAGCTGCTGGCAACGTCTCGGGCCTTGGATCGCTTGCTACCTTGAGTATGGCCCCCCTGGCCTACGGTGGCACGAACGAGGATCTATCCGCTACCGGAGCGGCTACTTATTTCCTGGCGCAAAACGCAAGTCATGTGGTGAGTGCTCGTGCAATTGCCCTAGCCGATCTCCCTGTCCTGCACGGCCAATGCACGGAGGCGTGGGGAGGGTCGGGAACATCCTTTGCCATGACATCCGGCGACGATGCGATTGTCAACAACACCTGCTACAACGACTCCGGCGCGACTCGGACGATCACGGCTGTAAAATGCAGGAGCGACGCGGCAAGCAATACGACAGTGCTGACTCCCACCTTTGGCTCGGCTGGTACAGGCACGGCCATCCTTACCGGCACCGTGACCTGTGGGAACAGCTACGCTTACAGCTCCACCGGAACAATCAGCACATCGGCCTGGACTACCGGAACCGGCATTGATCCAGGAATGTCCACCGTTGGAAATGCGAAAAGCATTGCCCTGCTGATCGAGTACACTTATCAGCCTTACTAGCTTACTAGGAGAAGAGAATGGGACGTTTACTCTATTTAGCGGCTGTGACCACCGCTCTGTTATTGTCTCAAGGGACTGAGGTGATCACGGCACGGCATAGGACCAGTGCCGCAGGGGTTACAATCAGTAATATCCAGCGTGTCAGTCCAACTAGTTCTGTTTGCGTGTTAGCCACCTGCACCATAACCGTAGCCTCAACGACGGCCGGTAATCTGGGCGTCGTCTTAGCTACGACAGGCGATCATACAGCGTATATTAGCTCTGTTTCGGGTGGTGGCACATGGACTGCGAATGGGGCCTGTGCGGCGGCTTCTATTGC